AGGAGCTTGTTTGATTCTGGGATATCAATGAATTTTAGATCTTGCTGTGCAGTATTAATTGCAACTGCGTCATAACCTAGTTTATAGAAAGCTTCCGCTATTCTGCTACCAGCTTGACCGGATCCTACGATCCCGAAAACTATTCCTTTTTCCTTTTTTGTTAATGCGCGAGTTGTTGACATTTCCACTTCCTTAGTTTTTGCCGCTAACCTTGCTCTTAACTTTGCTAGCTTATCTTCATCTAGCGCAGGTTGTTCGACAACTTTGTTTTCATCTTTTGATATATCGTCCATTATCAATTCTCTTTCTATTATTCCTTTAGAAGTTATAGCTATCATAATTATTCACAATCTACTTCCAAGTTTTTCTAGATACTATGTGTCCGATTGTTGCCGCGGATACATTATATTTTTTTGAGAGTGCAACCTTGGTATATTTTCCTGTGCTCCAATCAATTCTAATATTTATAACTATATCGACATTCAATTTTGCGTGAGGATTATTTTCACCAGTAATTCTGCCTAACGATGCTTTTCCTATTTTTTGCTTTGACTCATCGGAATGATTTTTGCCGTAAAATGGGTTATTACTACCGGAAATTTTCTCACTAATTTTATCTTTTGTTTCTTTCGTATGAGTTTTACCAAACATTGGATTATGCTCTCCGCTTTGTAATTTAGATTGTTTTTTTCTAAAATTATTATAATTCATATTATTTGGCATAATAAATCCACCAGAAATATTATATCCAAAATTTTCATCAGCAGATTTATAATAATCTATCCAATATTTTTCTCTTTCCAGAGCCTCAACTCGACTAACACATTCCTCAAAAACTTCAAATATAAAATTATCTATCCCTATATCTTTCATTGCTTTTTGTACAAATTGTACTCTTTTGTCATCGTATGGTACATTCTTAACTACACTTATATAAGTCCTTCTACGATACTCTGGATTAGATGACATTCCTATATACACTTTATCGTTTATTGTATTTGATATTTTGTATATATAAAATATCTTTGGATAATTGAAAATAAGTTTCATTTTATGAAAAATTTATTATTTAGATACCATTCTACAGTTTGTTTGATACCATCTTTAAATTTCCATTGTGGTTCCCAACCCAATGATCTCATTTTCGATGCATCCACTGCGTATCTAAAATCATGCCCCGTCCTTGGGTCCTGTATATGTGATATTAAATTATGCCCAGTTCCAATTATATTACAAATTATTTGTACAACTTCTATGTTAGTGAACTCTTGATTGGAAGATATGTTATATATCTCCCCATTCTTTCCGCTTTCTAAAACTTTTATTATGGCAGCGCAGTTATCAAAAACGTGTAGCCAATCTCGAATTTGCAAACCTTGGCCATATACAGGTATCTTTTGTCCTTCCAGAATACATTTCACTACTTTTGGAATGAACTTTTCGGCTGTTTGTCTTGGTCCGTAGTTATTGCAACTTCTTGTAATACTGTAATTTAGTCCGAATGAACTGTTCGCTGCCCTCACAACGAATTCACCGGCAGCCTTGGACGCTGAATAAGGGTTCCTTGGATTATAAGCAGCATCTTCTTTCCAAGCCTCTGCATTCTCATCCGAGAGCTGCCCGTACACTTCATCGGTAGATATGTAGATGAAGTTCTTTACACCCCACTTTATAGATGCATTCACGAGAACTTGTGTGCCAAGGACATTGCTATGGATGAACTTATTAGGATCTCTTAGAGAATCATCAACGAATGTTTCAGCTGCCATATGCAAAACAATATCTGGTCTCTCATATTCAAATATGACATTAACAAAATGTTCATCAGCTATATCTCCTATATAAAACTGATGATTTTTATTTGTATAAATATTGTTAAGAACCGAAGATTTTGTGACTTTGTCTATACTTACGAATTCATAAGGTTTTTTCTCGTAAATTGCATTACGGACAAAATTACTAGCGATGAACCCTCCACTTCCTGTACATAATACTTTCAATTTATTCATGTTGATATAAGATTATACTTGGTATTGTAAGAATACTTATCTAGATCATGTAGATATTTACCCTTCCATTTGTTTGTGAAATACTTAACATTGTAATCCATAAACAATCTATTTACAGGATTCTCTTTGAGGGAAGCGCTTTCTTCATGAAAGATGCTTGTATTCCCACAGTATATAATCTTCTTCCTCTGGTTATTTATAATAGATAAGCAGGCATCAATATCGTCAAAACACCAGATCAATTCTTCACATAATCCATCTATACCGGATTTGTTCTTAGAGATGTTCTTATATGTCTCAGCTTTCATTAGCATTACAGCTCCGGTGACAGCTTGGAAATATCTGTCCTGCGATGCAGTTGCATCATCCTGGTCGCCGCGACGATAGTTCAAAGGGAGGCCATGGTTTGGAAATATAACGCCAGCATGCTGTATCTTTTTTGTGCCTGTATACAACAGCTTAGCTCCTACCGCACCGATATCATCTTTTAGCAATGCCATCATGTGTTTGATGGATGTTGTATCTCCAAAAGTAATGTCGTTGTTTAATAGGAGCACGGTGTCATTATCCTTTGGTGCCGCTACATCGAAAATGTAATTCATTCCCTGGGAGAAGTTTTGTAGGTTATCTTTGTATTTGATTATAGATATTTTGTTGTTTTTATAAGAATTTATATATTCTATTGAATTATCTTTTGAATTATTGTCTTTAATAATCCACTCAAAATCTATATTATTTAGTGATTTAATTAATGTTGGATATAATCTCTTTAGTCTATCACATCCGTTCCAATTTAATGTCATTATATATAATTTACTCATATTTTTCTCATTCTATTTAACCAACAAGCACGACACCAATTGCCTTTTTTAAGATTATTTAGCGAGGTTTCAAATGTATGATTTTTATTGCACGTAATTTTTAATTTAGTATGCGCATTAACATAATTATTACTTAATTATTGTCCATTTTTTAATTCTACAATATTTCATAATTATCATCAATATATTAAGCATTACATTCCTATTCTAACTCCAAGAGTTGCGCTGTATTGTCCAGCAGCATCTATTGCAACTGTTGGACCAAGATATGTGCTTTGCAGAAACGGTATTGGAAGTCTGTACTGAAATGGACTCACTTGAAATTGTACGTCTTGGTTTGCCGAATTATATCCTACACCCAATTGTAGAATAGAGAAATCCGGACTAGTCTTAGTTTGACCGTATGTCATGAAACCGAAGTTGATACTTGGAGCTACTACTCCTGTTGGTGAAGCTTTAAGAAGAATACCTCCATCGAGTCCAAGGTAAAGCCTTGGATTCCAAAAACTGAAACTTGGAGATGGATACTGCTGGACGAAGTTCGCGGTAGTTATGGGAACTTTATATGTCTGCCCATTTGTTGTAATTTGAAATTGATTATAGACAGTTTCTTTACCATCTTGATCAGTAGCGAGTACGTTAGATACAGCATATGAACGAGGATACGTATCTACACTCCATGGATTCTGTTTAGACGCATCGAACGATACCTGACCTATCGGTACCACTGTAGGCGGAGGTGAGGTGGGAGCCGGAACAGAGCTGGAAGAAGGGGCTGGTGGCGGATTGGTAAAAGGCTCCGTTAGCTGTAGGTTCTGTATATTCTTTTGGTATCCAAATAGATCTGTATTGGGGCAAGGAATCTGCGTTCCGTTGCAATTTACAGTAGGTGGCGGATTTGTTGCAGAATCTGGAGTTGTACTAGTAGATCCTATACCGCTCTGATCGGTTCCACCGCTATTTACAGTGATTGTACCCATTGCAGTGATCATGGCGCCCATTGCGCTAACGTCTTTCTGTATTGCGGCGAGCGTCACGTTGTTAGCTGCTGCAAATGCATCCAAGTCAGCCTTGGAGACGTACTGTGACTGAGAACGTGTGATACCGTCAAGTATTGCTTTTTGTGCGACAACAGATGCAGCCATTGTGGTCTGCATTGTTTTCATTTCGTGCTGCTGATAAATTATGAATCCAAACGCGGTGCAGATTGTTAATCCAAGCAACGCTATGAGTATTTTATTTAGTAATGTCATGGTTCTTTCCTGACCACTTTGTAATGAAAATTTTACGGGCTTCACTATACAGCTTGTGTGTACTGATCTGGCCGCTCGTGATCTTACCAAAGTGTACAACAGGAATGTCGACAAGTCTAAACTCAATACTTAACTTCGATGCTCGGAAGCCAAGATCGGTATCTTCAAAATAACAAAAGAACTCTTCCGAGAAGATTTGTGCCCCGCGTTTTCCATCTATGCGAGGTATATGTAATTTTTCCCAAGTACTGCGCGATGCAGCTAAACACCAGCCACTCATGTAGTTTTTTGGTTTATTGGGGTCGCGGGTTTCGTACAAAAACTGAAAATTGATAGGATCGATCATTCCACCGGTTGGACCAACTAAAGTATTTTCTTTAATAGAATCCAATATAATTTGTGTCCAATTTTCGTGTTTGGACTTAACACGAATGTCATTATTTATGAAAATAATATTATTACCAGTGGAAATTTGATACCCTTTATTGCACCCCTTGGCAAAACCTTGATTCTCCTCAAATCGGTAGTAAGCTAATCCGGCCTTACCATTCTTTAATTGATTAAAATCCTTATCTAATTTTGATATTTCAATATTAGTTTCGTCTGAGCTGCCATTATCTATAATAATAATTTCATGATCAGATGATAATTGCATTAAATCATTAAGACATGATTTTGTGAAATTCCATTTGTTGAAAACCGGAATTACTATACTTAACTTATTCATTACTTTGCCAGTTCTAAAATTTGTGCCGCTACATTATCCCATGTATGATTCTGTACTACTTTTTTCATTCTAGGTCTAAAATCTTTCATAAGATTTTCATAGTTATCTTTTGCAAACCTTAGAACATCAATAGCATGATCTATGCTTGGGTTAAACACAGCAGCGTACGGGGATTGAGTCCAATACTGCATGCGTCTATCAGCCTTGCCGATGGTCCCGTCTATAAGGAGAGAGTTGCTAGCGTTCATGTAGTCGAGCTGTCCTCCGTACTTCGGCGCTATGATAAGATTGCCTGCTGCCATACCCTCGAGGCCCGGCATCCAAAAACATTCGGCATGAGTCATTGTTATAACAGCATGGCATGACTTATATAAACCTTCTATATCTATTATGAAATTAGAAAGTATTTCAACCTCAGCATGATTCTTATACTTTTGTTTGAATGTTGTATATATTTCGTTAAATGAAACATCGAACGCTTCGGTTGGTGGTTTATTGACAACTTTCAGTACGAGACATACATCATCTTGCTTGGTAAAGGCCTTACCGTATGCTTCTAGCAGACCAGGAATGTTCTTTCTTATGTGTGGCTGGGCTATGTTAGCAAGAATCTTGAAACTCTTTTTTGTCTTCAGTGGGTATGGTTCAACCGACTCAAACTTATCCAAGTTGACGCCGTGAGGTACAACGACCATATTTTCTTCCGGAACTCCAGCATCCGCGAAAATCTTTTTCGAAAACTGGGAGGATGGAAGCATCCTGTCGGAAAATCTGTAATTCTTTGCGAAACCATGTGGAAGCACCGTAGTTTCATAATTCCAAATAGCGAATCTATTTTTATTACCATGAGACAAATAGTGAGAGAAATTACGCATTGCAGTATATGTCAACTGCATATCATAATCACCTTCTAATACCCTTAGATTTTGTCTCAGATCTTGTGGAAAATGTTCTAATCCATTGGTAGAAAACATATGGACTTCGTGTCCACGATTGATAAGAGCACGGCATATATTTTGTCCGACAATGCTCCAACTGTGATTTGTTGCAAGAAATCCATGCCAGCAGATCCTCATTTAGTGTCCTTATGTAAAATCTTATGCAATAGTTTTATCTATATCGACAAAGTTATTGGTCAAGAGTAAACGATAATGATGGTATTCGATGTACTTGTGCCGTACACCTCGCTACCGCTACTAAATATTCCGTACACGGTGTTAGTTCCAAGTGTAAATTCTGAGGACAACATAACGCCTGCTGTTCCTCCGCTAGGCGTTGGCGTGGTACTAATGGGCGCACCAGTGGCAACATCATTAATGTACAATTGTATTTGCGCAGTTGGATCGGTGATGCTGCTGCTGGCACTAATAGTAAAAGTAAGCGTTGTGGACTGACCAACATTTACTATAAACGAACTTGGGGTTAGCGCAGACACAGTGTTTACTTGATAGACAATATTCTTTTGTAGCTCACTCGATGTAAATGAAGTTGCTGGAAAATTACC